AAGTTTGAGACTGAAGCTGAATCGTGTACTAGTTCACTCCATAGGGCTCTTATGAGAGCACTCAGGACAGGCTGTGCTCTTAGTGTAGCAGCTGCCTTAGTAAAATTTGATGAGGAATATTTGCATTTAGTTGAGAATTACCCTGAAATAGTGGAAAGCGTATTGCTCGCTTATAACTTGTATAATTCGCAAAGTTTCGCTAATGATACTGCCCTATTTACTGCCTTTATTATGCATATGGACATGCCTCGTCTTGATGATGTTACGAAGTTTATTGAAGTGTTTAAAAGTAAGGGTGGCAGAAGTGATACGCCCATAGTCAACCAATGGAAAGCTCAAGATCTTTTTAATAGTGATTACCAACCTGATGATGTCAGGCCAGTTACGAAGAAAAAGAAGAAGACACGGCTAGATGATATGTGGGACCGCACACGAGATTATATTAATAGTCTCCCTGATGATTCAGATGTCGAAAGTAAGGGTGGCAGAAGTCGGCCACATGATGTGTTAAAACGCACACGAGATTATATTAATAGTCTCCCTGCTGATTCAGATGTCGAGAGTTTAGAGACAGAGTCTTATCATGAGAATATTTCCTATGTAGCAAGCTCGCTACATCGTGTTATAGCTTCACCAGCTATTGAGTCAGTGAGACAGTTAGTTATAACTTTGTTTTCACTGAAGATTTTCCCATTAGACACCGCTAAGTATGTTTATTCCACATTGGGCAAACCCCAGCATATGTCGATTATTCATGCGATTGAGCATATGTTGCATTGCTTGGCACATGTAGTGCGAATGGGTGAATTATATTTGAGCGGGAATCCACTTTCCACGCTTTTGATGTCTGACAATCCATACGATTCGGTGCTTAGAGCACTTAAGAGTGATATAGCGCAAAGTCAGAATATTTATATTGGAATACCTCGTGAGCACTGTTACAGTGCGGATGAAGTGCGATGCAATTTGAAAGAACATCTTAGTGTAGCTTCTGTTATCCTGAAGAAACTAAACCCACTTACAGCACAGCATGACATCCTATTGGACATGTTTCATAAGGCTGAAAAAGTCTACGATGGGTTATGCCGTAAGTTGAATACACAGCGGATTACTCCTTATGGGCTTGTTTTTCATGGTGCCCCACAGATAGGTAAGAGTTCGTGTATTGAGATGAGTACCAAGGTGTTATCAGCTGTCTTGAACAAAGAGCATGACCATCATATGGTATTCTCCAGGAATTGCCATCAAGACTACTGGGATGGATATGAAGGCCAACCAGTAGTACATTTCTCAGAAGTCGGTTCTAAGAAAGACTCCCAACTAGCTGCTAAGGGTGATCCTGCAATGGAAGAAATTACATCACTTATTGATTCCCGTCCGTATATGTTAAACATGGCAGACGTTGATAAGAAGGCAACTGTCTTCTTTACGTCCCTCATGGTAGTCATTGACACTAATGACAAGATGATGGGTGTCAAAAGTTCGAGTGCTCAACCAGGTGCGATCATAAGGCGTTTTGTGTTTGTGGAACCAAAGCCACTTGAAAGGTATGCTACTAATGGGAAGTTGGATCCTTCGAAATGCAATGATGATGCAGCTTACTATGATCGCTGGACTTTCACAGTGCAGCGCGGGTCATGCACTGGTGTTAAAATGCCAATATTTGAAACATTGCATAAAGATATGAGTTCTTCTGACTTTAGGAAATG